CGTGTTTTTTTTTTTTTTTTTTGCTGTCAAAACACCATGTGAGGAACAACCTTATAAGTCTCTTCCTCTAAAACACTTTCCTGCCATGAACGAGTCTCATTATACTCAGGATAATGATATTTACGATCATCTACATTCAAAAACAATAAATGCTCATAAGCAGGAAAACCCTTGGGCATTTCCTTCATACCCAATTTTAACAGATATTTCTGATCTCTAGCTAAATCTTCAGGAATCAAACGTGTAACAAAATCAGTACCCCTAAGATTAACGCTTATCTTAAAACTCCAATCATACAACGCTTTAATCATAAAATAAGCTGCTGGCTCAACCCCCAATGTATCATACGCTAAACCTATTAATCGGGCAAGATTATGATAAATGGGAGCATCCCTATCAGCGGGAACACCAACACGCCACTTATACTGAGCAATTGGTCTCCAAGGTACTACCTTCGTTATTTGAGGAAAGAACCGGTTCAAGCAAAAATTTTCACTTAAAATAAAATGACGCTTCAAATAAACCGGACCTGAGTATAGTACACGAAGACATGTTCCCTGGGCAACTTTCAAATACGTTAACAATGAATAATAAGTATTACACGCCTTCATCTCAACTCCATGCTTTGCTTTAATATATTCCGCAAAACCTTCATTAGAAATCTCATCAAGATCCCGCGGAGAACCAGCAAGATAATCATCACCAAAGAAAAGACCAATCAAACGCCTGCAAATCAAATATGCCCAAATCACACGCCTCCTTTCCCTAGACGCCTGAAACATAACATTAAAAATATAAGCTAACCAATAAAAATTTATCATAATCCAGGAATTACCATGGGATGTCTCCAAACTACCTGAAGGCATAAAACCAACAATCAGCATAAAATCCTCAACCCACCGCACAGTTTTTCCTGCTAACATCTCAGCCAAACCTTCAATTATACACTGAATAAACATAAACATTGGATCCTTATCATCTCGAATTAACCAAAATAAGGCAAACATCTCATACATGATCAAATGCATGGCTCCAATAGAAGTGTCTAAAGATTTTATATCACCATCAAAAAATTTTTGAGTGCCACTAGAAACAAATTCATAACTACGAAAAGTGGGATCAGAATCATTCAAAATCAATTTCCATATATCACCCAATTCTCCAAATAGAGCCAAATACTTCAAAGTAGCACCACCTTTCAACCAGGATGTTCCTATCTCTATGTGAGCAGACAAATTGCGAGAACCAGGAAAAATTTTCTCTAAATCAGGATAATAAGTTCTCTCAATCTTACGAAATTGTGTTAACCTACCGATCAAAGAGTCCTTATACAATGCAAAAATTCTACCCTTCAATGCATATTCTTTAACCCTAGACTCATCCAAAGTACCCTCATCAACACAAGATCTGTTTTCATCCTTAAATGACAAACTAGTTATAGATTGCTTAAAACTTTTCTTTATCGGAACCATTCCATCCTTAATCATCTGAGCAGCAGCAAGAAGAAAATTACACAAATCACGAGTAACTGAAATCGCAGCCTGGTTCTTACTAGGATGTTTAGTAAAATGATACTCAACACCAGGAACTACAATAGGCTTCAAGTCAGGCCAACTATCAAAACCACTCTTCTTCGAACCCAATGGAATCAAATTAATATCACGAGAACGGAATTCAAATTTCACCTTCTTTTTAGAGCGAACACAATAAGAATAAAAGAAATTCAATGCTCTATTA